GCACCACTAAAAGACCCACCGCCACCAGAGCCACCGTTACTTCCGGCTGAAGCTAAGCCACCGTAACCACCACCAGTTGCCGTGATTGATGCAAAAACAGAATTGCTACCATTGGATCCAAAGCCGCCACCGCCGCCAACGGTTACGGTGTAATTTCCGCTTGACATAGACAAAGATCCAGTGCGCATACCACCAGCGCCGCCGCCGCCATAGCCACCGCCGCCACCGCCCGCAACAACCAAATAATCAACACTGAAGCTAATTGGAGGATTTTCTAGCGAGAATGTTCCGCTAGATGTGAATGTATGAATTGTGTAGCCGCCATTAGTAGTAATTGTGCCACCCGTGGCGGCAAAAGGCGGGACTTCGCTAAAGCCGCCGCCAAGCAGCATTTCTTGATTGCTCATTACGTCAAACCCGTACCTGTAATGACAAACGAATCTGGTCCAACACACAAAACTGTAGCGACGCCGTATCCAGCCAATGTGCGATTGCCTGTAGCCGTTGAACCCCCGGCCCTAAGTGTTACACCGCTTCCTTGCGTAATTGTTTGATTACTGCTTGAATTATTGAAAATTGTGATGTTATCTCCAACGGCAAATATAGATTCAGGCACAGTAACGCCACCTGTTGTGATGCTTATATGTTTGCCAACATCACTTAGTTGTAGTGTATATGCTGAAGTTTGAGCATTTTGCGGAATCCTGCGAATGCTGCCTGTTGCATCTGTAATTACGCCAGTTGTCGTAATTGCTCCGCTGGTGTTAATGGCAGCGCTACCGCCAATAGTGCCAGATGTAATTGCTCCACCGTTGACCTTGCCTGCGGTCGTAATAGTTGCAAGTTTGCTATCAGCAATAGACGCACTGCCGCTAATATCGCCATTGGTGATCGCTCCAGACAAACTTAGCTTGCTATAAGCGATTGCTGCGCTATTTGAAATGTCTGCATTTACAATGCTGCTGGTCAGTGCCAGCTTGTTGTAAGCAATAGCAGCAGTAGCATTTATGTCAGCATTGACGATTGCGTTGGAAAGGTTTAACTTGCTATAGGCAATAGCAGCCGAACTGGAAATATCACTGTTTAGAACTGAGTTTGTCAGGCTTAACTTGCCGTAAGCAATGCCGCTAGCCAGCATTGTATTTGTAACAGTGCCTGTATCGCCGGATGTAATGACAGTGCCAGTGCGGTTGGGTAGCGTGATTGTCCTATCAGCCGTGGGTTCGACGACCGCAAGAGTTGTTTCGTAGGCATCTGCAACGCTACCCTCGAATGCGATGCTTCCTGCCGTACCGATTAGCAATTGACCTGTAACCGTGCCACCAGCAGCGGCAAGTTTTTCTGAGTCAAGTTCTTCTAAAGCATCTTGAACGTTTGCAGCGGCAAGATCTCCTGCAGGCGTAAATGTAATGTTGCTGGCAATTTGAGCGGCAACTGTTCCGGAAACGTCAATTTCCTCCCAAGCCGTGCCGTTGGATAGGACGATATCTGGAGGCGCCAAGGATACCGTAGGTGCTGGTGCTGTGCCTGTACCGGCAACCGAGACAACGACGTAATAACGGTTATTGGACTCAGTCGCTGCTGGTAAAGCAGAGCCAGTAGTTAATCCAGCTGCAGAGCCGGCTGCTGTAACAGAAGCAATTTCATTCAAATTCGCGTTGTATGTACCGCCAAAAATAATTTCACCGGCAGTGATCGTAATTGGTTGCCAAGCATTGCCATCCCATAGATACAGATCTCCACGGCTGCTATCAAAGAAGTATTGCCCAGTAAAATCTGCAGTAGGAAATGGCACAATTCCTTCTGTACTGGTTGCGCCACCAAAACGTGTAATAGAAAAGTCGGCTAACTTTTCTCCTCCGATGGAGTTAGCGCCAAAAACACCAGGCGCAAGCGTGCCGCTGGTAAGTTTTTCAGCTGAAATTTCTGGGATATCATCATCAATCAAGGCATCAGTGCCTGTAATATGCCCTTCAGTATCAAAAGTAATTTTGGTCGCAGTTCCAGCAGTAATGGAATTTGAGTGATTTAGCTCACCGGAAGGCTGGACAATAAGACCAGAGCCAGGCAGTACAACGCCAGCAGTTCCTGCGGTAGCAACTGGAAGGTCGGCGCCAGTGATCTGCCTGCCGTTAGTTACAAGACCTTGTGCGTTGTATTGAACAACGTTGTAATTTGTTGTTTCAGCGGTAATGCTGTTATCAATTGCAATGATTTCAGAAGAAATAGTGAGACCATTGCCATTAACAATTACAGCGCCTTTTTCTGTTGATGTAGCGGCAGGAAGATCATCACTGCCGATTGTTCGTAGCGTGACAGCACCAGCGCCATCATTTGGACCAGCAATAAATTGACCTGCGGCGGAAGAGTTTGCAAGAGCAGCATTGATAGTGACAATATCGTCTGCCGTCGTAATGCTGACGTTGATTGGGCCGCTATTTGATGCAGCAACAGTGTTGATAGACCCAGACGCTTTAGCCGTGGTCCAAGCACTGCCATTCCAGACATATAGCTTGCTTTCGCCTGTCTCAAAAGCAAGTTGTCCGGTGTAAGCACCAGTAACTGGCAGCGCTGCAACAATGTTGACAGTAGAGTTTGCTGCTAATTTGCCACTAGAAACAGCGCCCGACTGAAGCTTATCTGCTGTTACAGCACCATTCGCCAATGCTGCTGTCGGTACATCACCGCTATCAAATAAAATTTTTGCCCCTGGAATAGTGGCGTCGTCAATCAGCATGACAGCCTTACCAACCAATCCGGTAACGGTGACTTTGCGTGATTCACTTGCACTGATGTCGGCTACAGCAAGAAAATCACCGCCTGCGACATCGGAGCCGTTAAGCGTAGAAAGCTCACTAATGCGCAGGTCAGCCACGGTTCACTCCCGATACAGCCGTTGGTAGATACTCCATCTTAGGGCGCGTCGTCGCCTTCAAGCAAAAGGTAGCCGCCTTGCTCCAGCAAAATGCTATCACCACTTTCTTGCAGCAAGCGATTTGCGGCTGTTGTACGAGCCTTAAGGCGAATTGGTCCGGTGGTCACAAAGTCAACACGAGAAACAATAATGTCGCCAGGCGAAAAGCTCGTGGCACTGTTTGTAACAAGTGCGTCAAACTCCCACCATAAAGAGTCATTAAGTTGAGTTGCCGCAAACGATCCAGCGACTGCATCGGTGTTGGCACTTTTAATGTAAAATTTCGCGCTAAACGAAGAGCCGATTTCAGTGCGTAAAACGAGCCGCATTAAGTAGTTAACGGGTTCGCTTCCAGACTCGTTCACGTAGTCCCATTGGGCGACGAGCGATCCAGATCCGCTAATCAGTGCGCTGTATTGCTGTCTGTATTGATCACCCAAGGTGGATATATCAACAGCTTCGCGGCTGGTGTTTAGCTCGTATTCCGATATGCAAGCCAGTAGCCTGCCGCCACGATCGCGGACGGTTACCTTAATTGGGATGTCACGGTTAATTGCATTTAGCTCAACTTGACCGCTAGTGCTGCCTTCCAAGCTGTCGTCAAAATTGTCGTAAAGCTTAATTCCACCCAGTTCATCAATAAAAATGTACCAATTGCCGCTTGATTGAACTGCGTCAACACTCCATCCGCTCGCTGCAATAAAATCTAAGTTACTGTCATCAAGGGTTGTAATTTCGGCAAAGTCACCGCTGATTAAATAACCTTCGTCAAAGTCAAAGCTGAATCTATTTCGCCCAGCGTTAACGTCTGATGGATTGACAATAGACTCTTTGCCGCCTTCAAGCGACTTGCGAGTCAATTCAATATTGCCTACATTACCAAGGTAAATGCCCATTAGATCGTTACCGCTGTTAGTGCGCCAGTGGCTTGGAAGCTAATTTGAGCGGAGCTAACTTCGCCAACGCTCGCACCAATGCTGACGCTTGTGATGTATGTAGTCAGTTCCACGTCGTGGTTGGTGTTGCCTTCAACCAAGCGCAGGCGCATCACTACGGTGTCGCTTTCAGATACGGCACCGATCTTCAATACTTTCTTTAGCGCTGCGGCTGCGTCGTTGCGGTTCGTGCCGTCGTTGTAGTACAGCAGAGTGGCACTACCGCTAAACTCTTGCACGCCTGGAATGTAGGTCCGTTGACTGTCGCCAAGGCTAGTGGTTTCCAAAGTTTCAAGGTTGCCGGTCAGCGACCAGTTGGTCACCTTGATTTGCTCGGTGCCGTCAATCAGCAGGCGACCGTCGCGTCCAGTGTAAATCTTGGCCATATGCCGAGCGATCGCCTCCTATATCCTAGCTTTGGACGCCAATCAGGCGAACACTAACCGTAGACACGCCAGGGCGCACTGACTGCTGCTGTGGTGGTTCGCCGTAACGCCAAACTGCGCCAGTGCCAGCAAGGTTCAAATTGTCTGCGCCAGCGGTCCATCCTGAAAAAGTCTGGGACGACGACGGAATGCCAAAGGTTTGATACGTGCCTTGCATTTCGTAGTAATGCGTCAAGAAATCGTTGGCTTCTGAATCTGTGATGTTGGAGTAGCTCAGCTCCAAAGTCATGTTTCTTGGGCGGCTGCCGTACAAAATGCGTACCTCAGCGCCATTGTTCGCGTTGTAGGTTTTGACCGGATAATCTCCGGGGCTGTACTGGCGGGATGTTGGCTTGAGCGAGCTAGGAAAGGCCATGGTTAGAAGTCGTACAGGAAGCGGTCTTCGGTGATCACGTCCAAGGCAACCTGCGAGGCATTGCCCTCAACAGGCGTATGACTGGCCGAAATGCTGACCAGCCCATCCTCGTCCAACGTCAGTTCTTCGACCATGTAGACATTCTGATTGATCGTCGTATCGGTGTACGTGTAAACCATGCCCCAGTAGCTGGCGTTAGTTGCCTTGCCGTTGGCAATTGTCAAGCTGATCGTTTCGACATCGCTGCCGCCGGGGCGATATGCAAACACGCTATAAGTGCCATCAGCCAAGGGATCAGCGGAAAGGATTGATCCGTTGTCTGCATTAATGACGCCATTACGAGCTGCGGTGTAGGGCGCCACTTGCGTGACCACTTTGATGTAATCCCCTGGCGCCAGCTGCAATCCATACGGATTTGTCTTAAAGCGCACGACATGATCCACACGGCGGCGAATACTGAGCAAGTAACGGGCAACTTTCAATGCTTGCTCGCGGTACGTGCAAAACAGCGATAAGTCGATTGTTTCTTGCGGGTATGTGCTAGATGCTGTTTCGTTCCAGCGGACGGCAACCGTGCGGATGGTGGGGAAGGCGTTTTTCTGTGTTTGCCTGTAACTGACTACAGCGCGAAAATCACGCCGCTGATCTTTATCTAGGTATTCAACCTCAAATGTGTCATCAATGATGTTGCCATCAGTGAACAATGCAGAAACTTGCAAGGCGCTTGGATCAATTGCGCCAGCAATGTTGTAGGGCACTGCAGGAACAATCGTGAACTTGCCGTTTTTGATGACAAAGGAACACAGGTTATAAGGCGCCAGCTCGGTAACAAATTCTTTGAAATTACGGTTAGTGTCGATCGCACCATCGAAATAAATATCGTTCGCCTTGAGGAATGCAGCAGTTGTCGTAAATCCTGTGTTGTCGATCAAGTCAGGGCTGACGACATCACCAAGGCCAGCGCGTGTATTGGTCAGCAGGTAGTAGACCAAATCACAAAACAGGTTGCTTGGGCCGGTGCTGCCATCAAACCAGTTGTAACAATCAACGCCTTTAGGCATCCATACGTTAAGCTGCTCTACGCTGCGTACAGACTTATCTGAGCGGATGACAAGTCCCATCGTGGTGCAGGCGTCGTAATTGGGAATAAATTCGTCATCAGTTTCATTTAAATTTGCAAGAGATTCATTTACATAAACAACCTCATGCTCTGGTCCATCAAAGTGCGATTTGGTTAGTTCGTCGTAATGGCTTACATCAGCAATTTGTGAGAAACGTTCAAAAGTACGCTCGTCTTGTGCTGCTACGACTTCAGTTGTCGTACCAATACCAGTCACTTGAAAATCAATCCTAAACTGCGTGTGCCCACCGTAATTAGCCCAATCATTACCAGCGCTGACGCCCACCGTATGCGAAAAACGTTCGTTTTTGCTCCATGTTCCGGTTGCAGGAACAGCAGTTGATAATGCCCAAGCAGCACTGCCTTGATCCCACATTGCTGTGGTGCCATAACGAGCGGCATACTCAGCGTTGGAATTAGTGCGTTTTGTCGCGCCAAAAACAATGGTGATGGTTGATCCATCTGTTTTTGCGATTGTGACTCGCTGGTTTACACGAGTGCCATCCGCGTGAAGTTCAGGATGACCAAGAACCTCGTATGCATAGCCACCTTGCTGACCTTGACCGCTGCCGTTTCCGTTGTAGCCACTAAAAACAGCAATTGCATTTGGTACTGATGTCCTTGTTGTTGTATATCCATCAGTTTTACCACTGACCATTTCGCCGTTATTAAAGTATTCACCAGCTAATACTTCTTCCCCTGAGCAAGTGACTTGAATTGTGCCGTAAGCGGTTGAATACGTTTTACCGAAACCAGATGAATAGCCCGTGCCAGTTAATTTGCCCGTTAGTCGCACCCAGCGTCCTGTTGAGTTTGTATATTTAGCCAGAATTGAACCAGGGCGCGGCACCAGCCGGTATTCCATTTGCTTGCCACCTGTGTTGCCTTGCGGCTTTAAACGGATGAAGTTGTACTGATCAATCGGACGGCTGCCTGTAACCGCAAATTGCTCTTGTATGCGCGACCACGGGTAAGGCGTGCCATCAGGTTGGGGATCAGCAGGACGCACTTCCACGGCAAACGCACTGGTGCGTGCCATATATTTATCCATGGTGCCATTTGTAATGCTGACTTCTTTATTGTCAAACTTCAAAAGCTGTGGTGCGCGTGGCACATTTTGAAAATTGCACAACCCGCTAGCGCGATTCCATACGGTGCTGCGGATACCGATCTCCGTTGCATCAACTGGCCGCGTGTTGCGGATGCTTGCGATTGCAACTTGAGCTACAGGCCAGAACGATGGTCCGCAATAGCCATCTTCTGGATTGTTTGCGGGAATGCTGGAATCCTTGCCGCCACCTTTGCTAGTCAGTGTTGCATCTCTAACTGCTTTGTCACCGGCAATTCCGATTGTGTGCTGCGTGCCGACAGTTTCAATACAACGCAAAGTGACACGGATAGATTGCTTGCGTGGGACATACACTTCGGCAGTGCGGCTTTCTACGTTAAAAATACAATTACCAATCATTATCTGCGTGCCAAGTTGCAATGCGCTATCTGCAGCCTCACGTGCGCTGTGCGTAGCATTGTTGACATCAGCTACATCAACACCACTGCTGCCATCAATGTTTAAATCAGCTGCCTGAAAATTCCTTTTATTGATTTGAAATTCAACCGTATCACCAACCCGGCAAACCACTTCTTTAGGTTTATTTGGGTAGGTGCCGTTGTGCGCCACAAGTCCCATGCACGGGCTGTAGCCAGCGCCAACACCTGGCATACCCTGCTTGCCGCCATTTGCTCGCGGACCAGCGATCTTTGTGCGCTCTGCTTTGATGCGCCGAGAAGGATCAGATTCAGCCTCTTCAAGCAGCGGGCGACTGATGACGCGCCAGTTCAGACGAAATGCTGTGCCGTTTTTAATCGGATTGAATAGGCCGAATGCTGTTGCATTTGAAGGTTTATAGGTCTGGCAGAATCCAGGGCTATCAGGTCCAAATGATGTCGGGCATGTAAAAACGTCATCAAATGACACCGGATCACCAGATGACGGTGTCCCCTTTGTTCCGTAGAGCAGATTGCCTGCATAAATGCGGCCAGACAAGTTGCCGCTAATCGTTGTGCCAGGCTTGTAGTAAAAGGCATAACGGCTTGGATCCAGCACGTCTAGCCCGTTATTACCGATAAAAATTCCAGAAATATCAGGGCGTTTTTGGCCGAAGCCGATTGTTTCGCCCAGCACGTACATCAGCCGCAAGGCTTGGTGTGTGCCATAGCTCATCGTGCGTGACCACACCAATTGCGGCTGCGCCATGATGCCGCCGGTTACGCCAAAGCCGTGCTCTTCATAGTCACCAAACAAGATGGCGAGACGGCTGCCGTATTCAGCTAGCTCTTGTACACCATCAAAACCAATGGTGGGGTTAAAGCGTTGGCGTCCACGTTGGCTACCAAGTGTGCGCTGGCGGATGTTGGTCTGCTCAGGAGTCTGCGGCTTTGGTGCCAGCAGGTACGAGATGCCGGTTGTCACAAGGCCAATTGCCAAGCTGACAAGCACGGAAGTTGTAAATGGGTCGCATCTAATATCCGGGATTAGCGCATATTCCGCCGGACGCTCGCCGGTTTTCTTCTGTACTTCACTGACAAAATATCGATACTC